GCCCTTGGCCTTCTTGCCATTGCTTTCTGCAACGGAGGCGGAAGGAGCGAACCACGAAGCCTTGGAGCCATCGGGCACATCGAACTTGTCGCCGACCTGGCGGAGCTTCCCGAAATAGCCGGCTTTGGTTGCGATTACTTGCATGGCCTATCCCTTACGCAATGCGCGGGCTATCCGGCTTCGCGGTGTTCTGCTGGACGCCGGTAACGATCTGAGCCGAGAACTTGCCAGCGGTCAGCGGGCCGGTGGCGACCGTGTAATACACGCGGGCGTAGCGGCGCAGCTTGTACGGCATCGGGATCAGCACTTGATAGCCGGCGACGAGCGTGGCCTTGCCGATGGCAGCGGTCGCATACACGTCGGCAAAGGTGGAATTGTCAGCCGAGTCCTGAATGGAAAAGGTGACAGTCGCGGCGCCGGCTGCGGTCGCAGCTTCATCCACGGTAATGGACAGGGTAACATTGTCGTTTAAGCCAGAATCCGGATTGGCCTGGCCGAAGTCGATGACGTCGGTCGAAGCCGCGGAAGCGGTGACGGCTTGCTCGTTGGAGACTTGCAGGAGTTTATCGATGATCATTTCAGTTTCCTCACATGGAGATTGCCAGGGGCGCGAAGCCCCCGGCTAGGGATTAGACGACTCTTGCTTCGGTCAGCAAGAGCGCATCAGTGCGGCGGCAAGGAACACCGTCGAACGCGACGACCTTCTTACCGCTAACCTCTTCCATGGTCAGCGTTGAACCAGCAACCTTGTTGGTGATCTGGCGACGCAGGAAGGAGCGAATCTTGCGCGGCATGTAGAACACCGGGCGACCCATGCCGATGTTCGGGATCATTTCGATCGCCTGGGTCATCAAGTCGATCAGGTCGCCACCGGAAGCGGCGTTCTTGGTCAGGTCGGACACATCGATATTGGCGATCCGAACCACATAGCGCCAATCGCGCAGGGTCAGGCCGTTGTCCCACTTGTAGTGAGTGCGGTAGCCCTGATAACGACCACCAGCGGCATCAAGCAGCGTGTCCTCGCCAAGATCACGAGACTGCAGGCCGGCCGGCGAACCCTTCGGGTAGATGCCATGACAGGTATTCGGACCCCAGACGACCAGCCAGATAGACGCATTGTCGGAGCCGGTTCCGGCGCCGTCGATGATGTTGATGGCGTTTTCAGCCGACAGCGAGTTGTAACGCGCGGCCAGGCCGGTGAACTTTTCCGGATCAAGCGAAGCATCACCGTAAAAGAGCGTGGTGGCCATCGTCTGATTCAGACCTTCAATGAAGGCGCGATCTTCGGACAGGCGCCAGGCGGCAGAGTTGCCATTCAGATCGGCCAGGGCCTTGTCAACCTCGGCGTAGGTTTCGAGCATGCCGAGCGCGTCCTTGATCGGGACAGTGCGCGACTTCTCAGGCTGAACGCCATAGTTCAGCTTGCGCCAGGTTCCGCTCGGCAGACCGCTGCGGATGGTGGTTTTGTGCTCAGTGAAACCATTGGCCTCGATGAACGTCATGTCATCAAGGATTTCATTGGTTTCAGAAAGCATCTCGACGATGTTCGGGTCGATCTTGCCATCGGGACCAAGACGGGCCGCGACATCGGCAAGGGTGGGGTTGGTGCTGGACAGAGTTGCCATTTCAAAGCTCCTTGATTACGGATTCATGTTTGATGCGGAATAGAGTTTCTGCGCCGTGGCTGGCTGGGTTGAACCCTGACTGCCGCCGACGAAGTTGTCCTCACTGATTGCCTTGCCGGCCTTGACGAAAAACCGGATGACTTCCGGGTGGTCTCCAAGACCAGATTGATCCAGAAGTTCAACAAGGGCCGGCGTTGCGAAGGCATCGCGTGCCTTCTTGGCGACAGCAAGGTTTTCCTGCAGCTTGTCGCCGCCGAACTCCTTGTCGGCCTTGCTGTCGGCCGCCCACTGCGCACGCGCTTCTGCGATATGGGCTTCGCGGCGTGACTCAAGTACCGGAGCAACCTTATCGAGAACCTTCTGCGCGGACTCGTTTGAGAGATTCAGTTCCTTGGCGACTTCGGAGAACGCGCCGATTACTTCGTCATCGAATTGACGACCTTCACCAGCTTGAAACTCGTACTTGTCCGGCGCGCCTTCCGGCTTGCCTTTGTCGTCGCCATCCTGTTGGCCGTCGGTTGCCTTATCTCCCGCCTGCTGCGGGTCTGCTGCTTGTGTGCTGGCGTCCGCCTGGACATTAGTTTGCACATCAGCCTGCTGCAGGTCGGCTGCCGTGGTGTTTTGGCCTTCCGTAATCAGCGTTTCAGTCGTCATTTTTTGCTCTCTTCAAGCATTTCTGTGTAGCGATCAGGACAGTGCGCAGTGATATTCGCCATCAGCCTCAACCCCTCGTTGCGCTGGCCTTCGTTGAATGCCATGCTCAATGCGTTGGTGTTGAAGGAGAGGCGCCACACGCCAGCCCGTTCCAAAACGCGGAACACGAAACGGCGTCCGCGCTTGTTACTCATTAGCCATTTCAGATCGTCGATCTCCATGTCCGCAGCTTTGCGATTGCGTTCCGCCATATCGGCGGAATCGCGCTCCTGGGCTTGCAGATCGGTTGGGTCGAAATTGCTCATGCGTGCAATCTATCCATCGCGCAAAGCGATACGCGCACCCTAACGGCGAGAGCGGCGCCGGAATCGGATCAGCCAATCCTGGCTGGCATATTGCGGAAATTCTACCAGATCGCCCCAAAAGCCAGCCGACCAGAACGACGGCGACCAGAACGAGGCAGACCAGACGTTCACGCTGGCCTCATGGGATCGCCTTCGACGCCTGCGCCCGTGATCTGGACGGAGTTTATCTTCGCCACATTGACAGGTATCGTCGTCGCATTGAGCGCAGCGAGGACGGCGGCAGCGATGGCGGCGACATCGGCAGGCGTTAGCGTGGTTTCGCCAGGGAACGACAAGACGAGCGCATCGGCATAGTGCGCATGCAGAGCTTCGGCGATCAGTAGCGCGACGCTGGCTGAAAGCGTCGGCGCATCCGCAGTGTGGGCGTGGGCAGCGTCGACAATTGCCAGCCAAGTATTCAGCGACAGTCCGATACCGTCAGTTGTATGGCTGTGCGCCGCGTCCTGCACGGTCAGGAACGTCGTGTTGCTGGTATCCAGCGTCAGGTTATCGGCGATATGGCCGTGCGTAGCATCGGAGACGGCTAACAGCCAGCGCGTCGAGAGAGCTACGTTATCTGCCGCATGGCCGTGGAACGCATCCGCCACGGAAAGCAGCCACTGCGTTGTCAGGGCGACGCCATCGGCAACATGGCTATGCGTCGCGTCTTGGACTATAAGGCTGGCCGATCCGGTTGCACTCAATGTCAGATTGTCAGCAGCATGAGCATGCGCCGCATCGGCGACAGCGAGATAGGTAGCCATGCTGAAAGATGGAGATTCAGCAGCATGAGCATGCGCCGCATCGGCGACAACGAGTGACACCGATGATCCACCCCCCGCCGATGCACGGAAAACGAACTCTTCTTCGTCTTCGAGGATTTGCCACGGGTTATCGACAAAACTCTTATGCTCAAGATCGGATAAAGGGCGATTCCAGGTGACAGCTAAATAGATTTCGCAAGCGTCTGAGATCCAGCTGGAATAAATATTTCCGAGACGAAACGCTGCTGACGAACTAGGAAATGCTGTGAAATCTGCCCCGTTTTCAGCGACTTTCTGCTTGTCTATCCATAATTTTTTTCCTGAACTCGCGCTGGAAATAGCGGATATAACAAAAGGATTTAGTGTTTTTGAAACAGTCGCAGAAATGCGGCCAGCGCCATTTGTCGCACCGCCCCAATCGAAATATATTTTCCCATCTGACCAGTGCTGAACGAGTATCCGATTAGATGCTCCGCCATCTGATGACTGACCGAACAATTGAGCATCACGCAGCGTTGTATCGGTATACCTAAGCAAGGAAACGATGCTACCGTCTGCTCGGTTTTGCCCGAACAGCGAATCGGCGGTGCCGTAACCGATGAAGTCAGTTGATACCCCTCCTTGAAACCTTCTTCCGACACCGGAATTTGCTGTGACTCTTGATGTTCCGCCTTGTGTTGTTGGGCCGCTACAAACCAAGGAAACACCAACGCTCGGCAGATAAACTGAGGTTATGCCACGCGAAAGAGAATTAGACCAGTTAATACCAACCGCGTGCTGCGGCTGTCTAGTCCTGACCGAACGGCGTGGAATCAGCATAAATTACTGCCCGCGAGTTCCGACATAACGAGCGCGGAAGGTGATGGCGCGACTCGCGCCTTGTGCCGCAATAGCGATGATTTTGAATGCCTTCTTGCCGCGCACACGGAGCGGAACCGTCTTGCGGGCCGGGTTTTCTCCGGGAGTATTGAAGGCATAGGTATCCAGTTTGTAAAGCCACTCAGCATGCTCGGTCGTGTCAAAGTCATCGCCAGAATCGCCGAGCACATCACCGTTAGACCATGCGACGTAAACATCAACAACGTCACCCGAGGTTGGCGTTCCTGCATTGTCGGCTGACATCTGAACTGATCCGCTGTCATCCTCGATGTTGATCGCTGTTGCGTCGGATGTGAATGCGCTGGTTGTCGATAGCGATATTGAGGAAGCGGTCGACCACAGCACTTGTGATTCGTTGA